TCAACAAAAGATGATGCCAGACCTGCAAGGGGACCAATAAGAGCTTGTAGCATAGCGTTTCTTTCCTACTGTTCACGTTTCAAGTCGGCTTGTGTGTCAATCCGGTAGACGTTCACTAGGTTGCGGTCCTCTGCAACTTCACGCTGTAGAGCTTGGCGCTCTTGTGACATCTGATAAGACTGCATCAACTTAGCTTGGTCAATCTGGAAGTCCATCGCATCGTTCATAGCCTTGCGCTGAATCTCTTGTGTATCGTTCTGCAGTTCCTGCTGGCGGATAGAAACAAGTGGATCAGGCTGCTGCGGCGGAGTTAGAAGCGGAGCCAACTGTTCGGTCGTATCTGCAATCTGCTGGGCAACTGCGGCCTCAAGTGCATCAGGATTAATCTGCGGTACAGGCTCACCAGGATTTTCCATCTGTGCCTGCTGCATAACCTTACTAAACATATCCTGAACCAAGTCACGGGCATGCATAGCTACATGCTCTTGAACATGAGAGTTCAGCATCATGAATGCCTGCGGGTTGGTAGCAGTAGATGGCTGCTGAAGCATAGCCGCATGAACACGAATGTGCGCCATGTGGTCCTGCTGTGGGAATGCCTGCAAGGGCTGGCCCATTAACAGCTTAGAGTTTTCCGTGCCGGGGTCCATAGGAGCCGGTGGCTGTGGCGGCGGTAAGATGCTGTCAATGTTCTTCACATCAATCGCATCGTACATCCGGCGATAAGCCTCATACATATTGTGTAACTGCGGCGCGGCCTGTGCCAACTGAAGCTGTGTCTGAGCCAGTGACATACGCTGTGCCATAGAAAAGATTGATGGGTCGGAGACCGGGAGAACATCTACGCGCCCATCAAAGTCTTGCGCCATAATCTCAGGCGCAATATTAGGACCAATCTGATATGGGTAAGGTACAGGGTTGTTAGCAAAAATCTCGGCAAGCATTCTAAACTCTGACTTCTGAGCATAGTGTAGGCGCTTGTGGATACTGCTTATTACTTTCGAGCCTTGCTCGATGAGAGCCACTGTTGTACCGACCGGAGCGTTTGAATTAACGTCAGCGACCTTTGAGTCTGCCACCTGTGCAAATCTTCTGCCAGAATCAACAACAACTCCCAGAAGTTGGGCGAGGGTGCCCGATGGCTCTTTGTATGGAAGAGGAATAATGGCGTTACGAATATCCCCACCAGGAGCGTCAAGATCGCGGAACTCACCAGGATTAACAGGCTCATCATCATTGCGAATACGAACACCACGGGCCTTAAAACCACCCGGAAGATTAGACAAAGTTCCAGCATCAATAAGCTGGCGTAGTATAGATGTCGCTGCACGAGACAATCCCCCTATCATATGCAACAGACCAAAGCCATAGAAGCCAAAGCCCGGTAAAAACTTATAGTGTGTGAAGAACTGACGCTTGCGGCGCATCGGGTCCATCTCACGCCAGTTGCGAACTACCGATAAAACCTGTCCAGAAGCTTCGTCCATAGTGACGATATACGGAAGCTTAATACCTGTTTCTTCACCTTCCTCGTCCAAATCCTCAAATCCCTCAAGATCCAAGTCAATGTGCGTTTCGTATATAGT